ACGAGCTTCATTGTTGAACTCCTTACGAAGCCCCGGCTCAATCTTGTTAAGAGATCGGATTGCTTCGTTAATGCCTAAAACGCTGATGTCATTGCTAACGGGCACGCTTGCTCTCCTTTGCTCTCTGCTTCAGCACATCCAACATGGTGTGCAGCTCTTGTGTATCGAATGGGATTTGGTGAGGCCAGAAACCCGTCTCAACTGCTAACTCGCAGATGGTTCGGAGGTAACTGCCTCGTCCGTAGGGTTTGCAGCGTCCTCACCTACAACGTCAACCGACACAAGGCGCTTGATGTAATCATCAAAGACTGCTGGGACGGTGATGCCGCTTTGCTTTGCGCCTTCAAAGGCGAGAAAGGCAAGGTGTTCCATTGCGACACCAGAGGAAAGTTCTGAAGCGCGAATCTTGAACTTTCTCTCTAGTGCCACGATGGAGAACAGATTGGTGGTGACCTGATATGTGAGGCCGTCAGTCTGTTCGACTGCGAGTGTGATCTTCATGTTGTTTCTCCTGAAGGTTTACGGGTTTACGGTGCGGTTACGTCACGAACCCATGTGCCACCTGTGAAGGTGACCTCAACGGTGGCAAGTTCGCCCACGGTTGAGTTGATTGGGGTGAAGTCGCTGAGCATGCAGTTCGTGATGATGTACTCAGGGTTAGAGGCGGACTCTGTGGTTCCTGATGGGGAGATTGTCAACACTGTTGTGCCGGTGCCCACGCAAGAGTTAAGAATCGCCTCAACTTCAGATGCGCCATAAGACAAGAACAAGGTCATTGTCACTTCGACATTCTGAAGACCAGCTGTGAAGCGGTGTCCAGTGTCGCCAAAAGCGGTGGACTCAAGCGAGTCAACGCCGACCATGACGCTGACAGCGTTTGCTTGGTCTGAAAGGTCAGTGGTGGTTGCGCCCTGCGTGATGTTAATCGTGGCATTGCTGAGGAATGTTGTTGTAGCCATGAGGGCTCCTTTTGGTTAGTTGCGCCGTACGGCTACGGCAACGGTTAAGTCGTAAGAAGGCAAGTCTTGCCCTCCAACGGATACGAGGCCCGGACGAAGATCCGTGACCGCGATTGGTGAGTTCATAATTTGATCTGCAATTTGCATCAGGTAATCACCTGCGTCTTGGTTGCCCGGAGGCGGTGCCAACACACGAAGTCGAAGACTGATATCGCCAACGTTGTATGTAAACGCTGTGACGCTTGGAAGTTCAATAAAGACCGACAGTGGGCGAGCGTTACGAGGATCTGTAATAGGCACAAGCCCGAGAGCGGTCAACGCTGTTTTACATGCGTTTACAGCCTCGTACAAGATGCCTGAAGAACTCACGCGACTTGCGCCCTGCCACAGCCAAGCAGCTGCATAATGCGGTGAAGGGTGACAGGTTGAGCAAGGTTGCCCATACCGTCAAAAGCGCCGTATGCGTCACCGCTAGTTCCGCGTTCACGGTAAAGCGTTGCTGCATACATTGTGGTGCCTAACTCAACGTCTGCTGAAGGGACGGTGCCCTGCAGATCGGTGTAGCCAGCCTCACGGCGTTTACGGAAACACCAAGCGTTAGCAGCGCTCACACACTTAGCCACGAAGGCGGTGTCGTTAGCGGTTGCCACGTCAATACCAAGCCACGACAACACAAGTGCTGAAGTAGTCCAAGTGATTGTCTCGGTAAACGTCAGGGTGCCAGCAAGAGCTGCATACTCTTCATCGTCAGCCTGTCCAGTGACCGCATACAAAACCTGATTGAGTTTTGGCACGTCATAGTTGAACTCGAGATAACCCTGTTGGTCTTTCCCGATGTACTCCCACTCTTCAACGCTGATAACGGTGAATGTCCCGTTGAACTTTGCGCCAGCGCCTGCAATGACAACGCTGTCACCGGGCTGAACCTCGGAAGGGGTCAGGGTCTGTACGGCTGAAACATCATCAAAGTGAAAACCATGAGTGATTGTGTAAACAGACATACAGACCCTTTCCTACTACCTAGTGATCAGGCGAAGGTGAACTTGACGAACTTTGTCTCGTCAATCATCAACGCTGCGAAGTAACCGCGGAGTGCGATTGTGCGCGAAAGCGTGGATGGTGACTCGATGGACATGGTGCCCTTTTGCTGTTCAAACAGTTCGTAACCCGAAGCATCGCCAACGATGGCGGTGCCACTGGCGAAGTTGCGGTCAACAACAACGGACAAGCCAAAAGCGTTACCGCCGTACGTATGCGTTCATTGGGCCCACCTGTGGGAACAACGGACGGTTAGCGGTGTCGGCAAGCGCGATGAGGTTGCGCCAGCGGTCTGGTGAAACGAACAGGTGAGTAGGCAAGTTGCCGTTTGAAGAGCTCAAGATTGTTGATGCTGCTTCAGCAATTTCTGCTGACCAAACTTCAGGCTTAGCCACGTCTGCAAGAGCAAATGCTTGTGTGACGGTTGCGCCTGCGACCAACTGGTCAGCGGCGTAGTTGTCTGTTGCGTTTGCGTAGATGCGACCCATGTCGTCAAGAACGACCTGAAGGATTGAAGGGTCACTCCAATCGATATCGGCTTCACTGATATTCACGTAGCCACCGAAAATTTGCTTGGTGCATTGGTTGTTAAACACAACTAAGGTGCCAGCGGTTGGAGCCTGCTCGCCAATGGAAGCACCGATGCTTGTGTGCGTGGTGACCTCTGGACGGATGAAGACCTTGCCACCTGCAGGCATCGCGCGTACGCCAACTGCGTCAACAACTGGACGGCGACCGATGAAGTTGTTGTAAACAGGCTGAAGGATTGGGGTTGGCAGGATGCCCGGTGTGTCGGTTGTGACGATGTCAGGTGCAGCTGCACGGAGTGCTTCTGACATTGCGCGCCACTGATCGCCACCTGAAATGGCAGCAGCGATGTATTCGACTGCTGTTGGAAGTGGAACTTCGCGACGTGCTGCCGCAAAGATTGGTGCTGTTGGAACAGTTTCAGCCGAAGCCTCAACCGTTGGGGTTACTGCAGACATGGTTTCCTCCTCGGAAATGTCTTGGGGTTGGGGTTCGACAACTTCTTCTTCTGACTCTTCGTCAGGCTGGGAAGCAGCGATTTCTGTGATGACAGCATCCGAGAACGCTGGCATGGCGACAAGTGAGATCTCTGCGAGAGAAGCCTTTGAGACAACCATTGTCCCGTTCTTGTCGTACTTAAACTTGATTGGAATGGCACCAACGGACACGGAGTCGTAAGCGCCAGCCTTAACCAATTCGATGGCCTCATCAGAGGCGCGAGTCTTTGCAAACTTTGCTGTAAACAAAAGACCCTCTCGCTGGAGTGTCCCAAGGAACGGCCACGCCCGTGATGGTACGGGGGCTGTCCTCGCCAGCGGCAGCGTCCAAGGTGACTGGCACAGCTACAAACTCAATCTTCACAATTCATCATCCGTTTCGTTATTTGGCATTCCGCTAGGAGAACTTTGCTCTGACCCTTCGTAGTCCTCAATGTCAAACTCGACATAGCGGTTACGAGGCAAAACTTGGGCGCTTGAAAGGGTCTGCTCAATAGCGTCCATGTAGATACGAGCGCCGAACAAGTAGAGATCTTGACGCGCCTGCTGTGCGTTTTGGTAAGTCATGCTTGCGCCCTCAGTTGGTGCGCTCACGAGGTAAGCAGGCACCGAGCAAAGCCTTGCCATTTCAAGGGACTGGTACTTGCGCTGGTCAGCAATGACTTCCTGTGGGTTCTGGGCAAATTCGCGAAACTGAACCTGTCTCGATAAGGCCCCAATTGCGTTCTGTTTGCGCGCACTGGCCCAAGCCGAGGCAAGAGAACCAAGGTCATCACCTGACATGTCTTCGCCGTCAATTTGCTGAAGATAACCGGGGACGGTCTCAAGGCTGGCGTAGCGGTCAGCTGCCATGTTCAAATAAATGTTTGTGTTAATGGCTTGAGCGCCAATCTTCAAGATGCCTTCGATAGGGCTCAAGAACTGGATCACATTGTTTACGTCAAGTGGTTGTCCGTTGAACTCAAGTTCTTTAGACGGCCCGTAGTACTGAGGGATTCCTGTTTGCTCTGTGCTGGAGATGTTCGCAGCTGGGAGCCATGTAAACGATGCAGGAAGTCCTGTCGAATAGCGCGTTGTGACATAGGCGTACGCTGCGCCATAGAAGAACATGTCCGAGAAGATGTTTACAAAGAAGAACGAGCGCGAAACCTTGGGATCAGGGGTTTCCATCCAAGGCTCAAGAGGCAAATACACCTCGTCATAGTCGGAGCCGTTCCACTGCTTCGAGTAATGCTTAAGACCAACAGATCCGATAATGCCAGCAAGAAGATCTCGAGAACGGGAGACCGTGGGAATACTCAGCGCACGAACCTCAGCGGAACCAGTGGTGTACTGGATGAAGTTGCCGATATAGGACGCGCCTGCAGCCGCCTGCACAGGTGCAGAGGCGAAAGAGGCCGTGTCAACTTTGCGTGAGAAAATACCCATCCACTCGGAGTCTTACATAAGGTTGTTGCAAATGCAACTATCTAGTAAGAACTTCCCATTGAAGGTTTTGCGCTCTGAGGTTTGGCAGAGACAAGAGCAGCTGCGACAACCATGCACCGTGCAGCCTCAATCGGCCCGGGTGATCGTTGACTGGAAATCACAATTGAGTTCTCAG